ATGCCTAACGTCTCGAACAAAGCTGTGACCTCTGTTGCAGAGTGGAAAGCGACGTTTCTTCCGAACGCCGTGACGGAAGACCCAAACAACGGCGTGCCGAGCCTGACGATGCTCGCGCATGCGGCTGCTATGCGCGCTATCGAGGAGGTCAAGAAGAAGCCTCAAGCGAAGCGCCGAGCTGCTCCCCCGGCTGCCAAGGGCTGACATAGTGCGCCCAACCAGCCCCGCCGTGGCGGGGCTTTTTTTGCCCCCTGACCTACTCATGTTCGAGCGATGGTGCCACCGTCACCGATGCAATCGCGATGCTCCTACCTTCATACCGATCTCCACTGCGCAAATATTGCTTGGCGCAAGCACCCGCCAACATGAGAGATGAACGGGTGCTTGCTTGCGCTACTAAGGAAGGGGGCCAGGTTCCGGGCCTGGTCCAGGCGGCGGTAGTGGCTCAGGCGGTGGTGCCGGTTGCGGCGGCTCTGGTGGCAGGGGCTCTGGTGGCAGGGGCTCTGGTGGCAGGGGCTCTGGTGGCAGCGGCTCCGGTGGCAGCGGCTCCGGTGGCAGGGGCTCCGGTGGCAGGGGCTCCGGTGGCAGGGGCTCCGGTGGCAGGGGCTCCGGTGGCAGCGGCTCCGGTGGCAAAGGCTCCGGTGGCAACGGCTCCGGTGATGGCGGCCCAGGTGGATCCGGAGGCAGCGGCTTAGGCGGCGTACCAGGCGAAACCGGGGGAGTCGGCGAACCCGTTCCCGGTGGAGGGTAGGGTGCGCCTGGCTTAGGAGGCGGATCCGTTTGATCACCTGCAATTGCCAGTTCTAGTTTGTGCGCGAAATCGTCAACTGCCGTTTCCAACGCGGAAAGCGACGCCTTCACATCATCGATCAATTGTTGAAAAAATGATGTTTCACTCAATGTCGGTGGAACCGAGGCCTTCGTAAGGTACAGAGCTGGATCAACCCCGTAGTCCTTCGTACGCAACCCCATGTTCCCCTCGGGGGCAAAGCGGACCTTGTCTGGAAGGCGGAGATATTCAAAATGTAGGTGGGCACCGCGAGATTCGCCCCCGTCACCAACCTCCCCAATCTTCTCGCCTGATTCCACCTTATCGCCCAGATTCACTTCCATCGAGGACAAATGTGCGTAGAGAGTAGCCGTACCGTCCGAGTGACGTATAACGACGACATTTCCAAACGAATCGTTCCAAGAGGCTCTCTCCACGACACCATCCTTGGCGCCGTAGACAGCGGTTCCAATCGGTGCAGCGATGTCTAATCCATTGTGAAAACCGGAAGATCGCTGGCCAAAAAAGCTGCTAATGCGCCCCCGCGGACATGGATCTTGAAGTTCGCTCATACTTCCTCTTTAATTTTTCATATTATTCGGTTTTACGGTACGATCCGCCTTGTCGCTTCGGCCAACCGTCGTCTGCGAGCGGCTAACTGGCCAAGGAAATATTAGACAACGGAAAACCGGATTGCCACTTCCAGTTACGGCCAGCGTCACTCTGTAAAAGTGCATCGATGAATTAGCACCTTGATCTCCACGCGGTCGTGTTGGGCAGGCCAGCGCGGCCCGAGCATGCGTGCATAAAAATCGTGCGCTTTTGCGGGCAGGTGGGGCGAAGTCTCAACTGCACGCATCGACGCATCAATTTGCATCGTCGCGCATCAATACGCATGATTTCCTCGCGTTGGAAAATGCGCGGAATCCCGGACTACAAGGGCTGCCGAGCCTCGTAGGCGGGTGCATCAAAACCACCCTATCAAGCGAAGCCCGCAGGCGGGGAGGGGACCGCGCGGCGGCGGCCGCAGCGCGGGCCGGCCTCCACCTCCCCCATCCCGCCTGACGCCCGCCACGGCCGCACGACGGCCTCCACGCGCCCTTCGCAGCAAGGCGTCCGACCCTGAACCACCCTGCGCGGGCCAACCCGCTGTAGCGCCTCTATGCGCGCCGGCGCCAGACGCAAAAAAGGGCCGCGCCCGGTTGCCCGGTGCGCGGCCCTGCCGCATGACTTCGAATCGCCGTGTGCGCTACACGGTCGCCGGCGCCGGCGGAATCTCGTAATCGTCGAACACCACGACCTCTTCGCCGAGCCAGTCGTTCAGCTCGGCGAAGCGGGCCTGCAACGGCTTGATTTCGTTCCGGCCGAACACGCGCGCCGCGGTGTCCGGCGTGCCGAACCCGCCCGAGTTACTCGGCACGATGCCGAGCAGTTGGGGCGGTACGCGATGCGCGGCGAGCAGGTCGTCGCGCGTCACGTTCTTGATGTTGAAGAACTCGTCCTTCGCCGCGACCTCCGACACGGGGATAAGCTGGATGCCGTCTTTCTTCCCGCCCGGCGCGTACATGAACACGTTGCGGAAATTGCCCGGCCCCTTCGCGTTCTTCAACGCCGTGCGCATGTTGTCGACATCCTCCTGTTTCTGCGCAGCGTCGGTCATGTAGAGGATGAAACCGGCATGGCTGCCGTTTTCGTAATACTTCCGCCGGAACAGCGTCGACGACTCGTTCAGCCAGGCCGAGTGAAGCGAGCTGAGATATTCGGGCAGGCCGTACACCTCCTGGTTGATGTCCGGTCGCATGAGCTGGAACACGCTACCCGGCTCGAACTCGTGCTTGTCCTGCCAGCCGTTCACGTACACGAAGCCGCTGAAATCTGCCTTGCGCCGTGTGTATTTCGCCAGGGCCGGTTCGAGCCGCAGCGTGTCGCCGAGCTGATTGCGGCGGCGTTCCAGGTAGCCGTTGCCGAACGTCAGGAAGTCGAGCGCCCATCGCTCGAACGCATGCCGCGACAGCCACCGATGCGGCCGGAACGTCGACGCCAGCACGTTCGCCTTGAAGTACAGCGCCGAGCTGTGGTGCGTGCTCGCGCGGAACGACTTCGCCAGGCCGGCAAAGCTGACAGGCGGCTCGAACCAATCGCCGTTCGACCAGCATTCGACGTAATCGAGAATCTCGGCCCGGTTCATGACGGGCGTGGGATCGTCGAAGGTGAAGACCTCGGCGCGCGCCGGCGCTGCGCCGGCGGCACCCGAATCCGGCGCGGCCGCGAACGTGCGCGGCGCGCGCGATCGGCGCTTGATCATGAGTAGAACTCCGTGAAAGATGAAGAATTGATACCGCCGCCGGCGAGCGGCTCGCGGTCGATCGCGTGCAGGCAAGCCCACGCTAGATCTGCATGCCCGGTCTCGTCGTTACGGTCGGCGGTGAAGGTCGCCTGCCGGCCGCTCGCGGTCATGGTCTGTTTGATCGCCATGAACGCGGCGGCCAGGTCGGTCCAGCTCGCGTCGAATTGCAGACGACCGTTGCGGATGACGGACTGCCCCTTCAGCACCAGGCGGGTTTTGACCTCGGGCGAGTAGTTCAGCGCGACGGTGGCCGGATAGAACTTGCGCACGAGCTGATAGACACCCTGCCCCATGCCCGTGGTATCGATCGCGATGTAGCCGACGCTGTAGCGCTGCGTGATCTGCTCGATCGCCGCGGCCTGTTCCTCGAAGTCGTTGCCGCGGAACTGGTGACGTTCGAGCACGCGGAACGCCCCGTCCACGACACGCGGCGGAGCAACGACGACCAGGCCGGCCGAGTCGCCAGTCAGCGCCGGATCGTAGCCAACCCACACCTCGCGATAGCCGAACGGGCGAAGCAGCAACGGCGAGAAGTCGCCAGCCCATTCCTCCCACGAGTCGACCATGCAGCGTTGCAGCTCGGCCAGCTTGAACACCGACAGCGAATCGTCGATGAACGCGCACATCAGCAGATTGGCGAATTCCTCGGCGCTGTATTCGCGCCGCAGCTCGTCGATGTCGAACAGGTCGCAGCCGCCAGCCATCGCATCCAGAATCGTCACGATCTGGCGCCACTGCGCGTCCTCACCCAGCATGCCGCGCACCAACGCTTCGTGGCTCGTGTCGATCTGGATGCGATCGCCCGCCGCGCGGCCGCGATTCGCGTGCGCGCCGCTCCAAAACGCATACGCTTCATGCGTGATGCTCGACGGCGTGCTGAAATAGGTCTTGCGCCAGCGCTTGTGCATCGCCATGCCGGATGCAACCTTATTCAGCTCGCGGAACTTCGGAACCCAGAAGTACTCGTCGAAATAGAAGTTGCCGTGATACGACTGCGCCGTGCGCGCGTTCGTCCCCAGGAAATACAGGATCGCGCCGTTCGGCAGGATGATCGGATCGCCCGTCAGCTCCACGTCGGCCGCGTCGCGCGCGAACTGCGCGATGTACTGTTTGAAGACGTGCGCCTGCGCCTTGCTGGCCGACAGAAAAATCTGGTTGCGGCCGGTTTCGAGCGCGTCGACAAACGCCTCGCGCGAGAAATACCAGGTCGCCCCGATCTGCCGCGACTTCAGGATATTGCGCGTGCGCTGATCGCCGTTGCGATACCAAACCTTCTGATAATCGAACAGCGATTCGCGGAACGCCGCCACGATCCGCTCGTGTTGTTCCTCGCTGATTTCGTTGCGCGGCGGCTTGCGCTTCGGCCCGGCATTGCGCGCCGCGATGTTCGGGTTCAGGTCCCCTTCCTTCCCTGTCTCCCCGTATTTCTGCACGCGTGCGAGCCGCTCGATCTGCCGCCCGAGCAGGTCGATTTCCTTGTAGTCCGCGCCGTCCTTCTTGTCCTTCGCAATCAGGACCATCAAGCGCGTTTCGGCGGCCGCCTCGATGCGCTCGATCGGCGTCGCCTCCTTCCATTTGTCACGACGGCACCACGACGCCACGGTCGCCGGCTTCAGTTCGAGATGCCGCGCAATCGACGAGATGCGCCAGCCTTGCCAGTAGAGCGAGCGCGCGATCCGTCGCACGTTCGCTTCGCGTTGAATTGGATCTGTTGTTTCGAGCATGCGGCAAGCGTAGGGCGACGCGCGCGCGCGATCACGCGAAGCACTACGTACCCATGCGCGCAACACACGCCATTCGTTGAGCCGTGACGCGTGAAGGTCGAACATGAGACTCACGCTCAATCAACCACGGTTCGACCTCAATCCATGGCAACCAACAAGACGAAATTTTTCCGCGTCGCGGTCGAAGGTGCGACCGTCGACGGTCGCGAAATCAAGCGTGAATGGCTCACGCAGATGGCGAAGAACTACAACCGCGAACTGTACGGCGCACGCCTGAACATCGAACACCTGAAGGGATGGGCGCCGCTCTCGACGACGAACCCGTTCGGCGCATACGGCGACGTGATCGCACTGAAGGCAACCGAGATCGAAGACGGTCCGCTGAAAGGGAAGATGGCGCTGTATGCGCAAATCGACCCGACCGACGATCTGGTCACGCTGTCGAAGAAGCGACAGAAGATTTTCACCTCGATCGAAGTCAACCCCGACTTCGCGGACATCGGCGAAGCGTATCTGGTCGGCCTAGCCGCAACCGACGATCCGGCGAGCCTCGGCACGGAAGCGTTGCAATTCGCCGCGCGCCGTTCGAACAACCTGTTCTCGGCTGCGTGCGAAACGTCGATCGAATTCGAAGGCGAGCCGAAGACGAACAGTTTGCTGGCCGCCGTGAAGGATCTGTTTTCACGTACGAAGGCCGATGACGACCAGCGCCATGCTGATGTGCGCCGCGCGGTCGAAGAAGTCGCCGGTTTCGCCAGCCAGCAAGGCCGCGAAGTCGCCGCGCTGCGCGTCGACCTCACCGCCGCGCAGAAGCGTGCCGACGAAGCGTTTGCCGCCGTCGAAGCACTGACCGCAAAACTTTCCGCCACCGACAACGGTGCGCCTCGGCGCCAGCCGTCGACCGGCTCGACCGGCGAGCTCGTAACCGACTGCTGACCCGTCCACGCCCACACCCCGGAGAACCCACCTCATGAAGAAGGAAACGCGTCTGGCGTACCGGAAGTACGCCGCGCAAATCGCCAAGCTGAACGACACGGATGACGTGTCGCAAAAATTCGCTGTCGAGCCGTCCGTCCAGCAGACGCTCGAATCCAAGATGCAGGAATCGAGCGCGTTCCTGAAGAGCATCAACATCCTGCCCGTGACCGAGCTGGAAGGCGAAAAACTCGGCCTGTCGGTGTCCGGCCCAATCGCGAGCCGCACGGACACCACGAAGGCCGAACGTCAGCCGATCGATCCGACCGCGCTCGACAGCAACCGCTATCGTTGCGAGAAGACCGACTACGACACAGCCATTACGTACCGCAAGCTCGACGCCTGGGCGAAGTTTCCCGACTTCCAGCAGCGCATCCGCAACGTGATCCTCAACCAGGCGGCGCTCGACCGGATCATGATCGGCTGGAACGGCGTGAAGGCCGCAGCGACAACCGACAAGGCAGCGAACCCGCTGTTGCAGGACGTGAACATCGGCTGGCTGCAACAGTATCGCGACCACGCAGGGCACCGGGTGCTGCACGAAGGCGCGAAGGAAGCCGGCAAGGTACTCGTCGGTAAGGCCGGTGACTATGTGAATCTCGATGCTCTCGTGATGGACATCGTGTCGTCGATGATCGACCCTTGGTTCCAGGAAGATACGGGCCTCGTCGTGATCTGCGGCCGCGAGCTGCTGCACGACAAGTATTTCCCGATCGTCAACACGACGCAGGCACCGACCGAGCAGCTCGCGGCCGACCTGATCGTCAGCCAGAAGCGCATCGGCAACCTGCCGGCCGTGCGTGTGCCGTTCTTCCCGAAGCGCGCGATGATGGTGACGAAGCTGGAAAACCTGTCGATCTACTTCCAGGAAGGCGCACGCCGTCGCTCGCTGATCGACAACCCGAAGCGCGACCAAATCGAGAACTACGAATCGTCGAACGACGCGTATGTCGTCGAAGACTTCGGTTGCGGCTGCGTCGCGGAAAACATCGAGCTGGTGGCGGCATGACGATCAACACGCCCGCTCGCGCGCACTTCGCGCGTGTGTCGGCCGCCCGCGCGGCGGCCGCGACGGCGCCCGGTCAGACGATGGCCGGTGCGACGCCCTACGAGTTGATGCTCGCGAAGCTAGCGGCCGACCGCCGCGCCCTGAAGGGCGTGCAGTCGGTCGCCCGTAAGGTCGAACTGAAGCGGAAGTTGCTGCCGGAGTATGCCGACTACGTGGCGGGCGTGTTGAACGGCGGCCGCGGCGCCCAAGACGACGTGCTCGTGACGATCATGGTCTGGCGCATCGACGCCGGCGACTACGACGGCGCGCTCGCGATCGCCGCGTACGCGCTCACGCACGGCCTCGCGCTACCCGACCAGTTCGAACGGTCGCTCGCCTCGGTCGTCGCCGAGCAGTTCGCCGATGCCGCGCTGGCCGCGTTCCTGGAGCGCAGCACGTTCGACGCAGCCAGCTTGGAGCTGGTCGACGAGCTGACGGCCGACGCGGACATGCACGACCAGGTGCGCGCGAAGCTCTGCAAGGCGCTCGGCTATGCCGTACAGGAAGCCGATCCGCCGCGCGCCCTCGACTATCTGCGCCGCGCGCTGTCGTTGAACGATCGCGTCGGCGTCAAAAAAGACATCGATCGGCTCTCCAAGCTGATCGAAGCCACGGGCCGTCAGGGCGACGGCACCGAAGGCGTGTAAAGAGCCCACCCCGGCATGGCGGCACCGGCGCCCAGGCACAACACCTGACGGTAACGTGCCTTGTGCGCCGGTCCACCGCCATCACTCCCGAATTCGACCATGAACAGTTTCGTTGCCACTGCCGCGCCCGCCGTCGCGGCGTCGCCGATCGACGGCACGCTGACGAACGACGGGTTCTTTCCGGACATCGACCTGTCGGCACTACGCGACGCGATGCGCCTGGACGGCACCGTGACGCGCGACCGGCTGCGCCATGCAGCGCGCGACGCGATGCTGACCGTCAATGACGAACTGGCCACGTGGCGCGCTCGACACCGTGCAGCGGGCGCCGCATCGCTCGCTGACGTGCCGGCCGAGCGCGTCGACGGTGAGTCCGTGCACGTGTTCCGCTACCGGCGCGCTGTCTACCACCTGGCGCACGCGGACGTAACCGAGAAATACCGCGGCTTCGATTCGACGAAGAGCGGCGGCCAGGTGGCGACCGAGCTGGCCGTGACCGCTGACGAGTCGCGCCGCAACGCTCGATGGGCAATCAGCGACATCCTCGGCGTCGCACGCGCGACCGTGGAGCTGATCTGATGAAGGTCGCCGCGCTTCAGGGCGAAACGCTCGACGCGCTTTGCTGGCGCTACTACGCCAGCACGGCTGGCACCGTCGAAGCGGTCCTGGAAGCCAACCCCGGCCTGGCCGAGCTGGGCGTCGTGTTGCCGATGGGAACCGTCGTCGACATGCCCAAGCTGAACACGATCGAGCGGGCGTTGCCCCTCCTGCAACTGTTTGACTGACCTGGAATTGTCCGAATGGCTGAACCGAACACCACTACCGCTGCAGCGCTGGCCGCCGCGATCGGCCTGGCCGGCATCGCGCCGGGCATCGACGGCGACGCACTGATCGGCGCATTCGCCGGCGCGGCGCTCGTCGTCGTCACCTCGAAAGACCTCGGCATCGGCCGCCGCGCCGCGTACATGCTCATCTCGCTCGTCATGGGCTATCTGGCCGCGCCGGAAATCACGCACATCGTGCCGGTTCGCTCGTCGGGCGTCGCCGCTTTCTTCGCCGCCGCCCTCGTCATCACGGTCACGCTGACGCTGATGGAGCGCGTGAAAGATATCGACTTCGGCGCGCTGATCCGTAGGGGGAAATGACATGCACCTGTCGTTTGCCCTGGTCGCTCTCGCCGCGCACGTCGCCGTCATCCTGCGCGTGCTGACCTACCGCAAGAATGGCGCGCGGCACCGCTCCCACGTCGCCTGGACCGCCTGGCTGGTCGTCGTGATCTCCGGCGGCTCGGCGATCGAGTTGCTCATTCACCCGAAGCCGGTCGGCTTCTTCCAGGCCGTGCAGGCCGTGTTGCTGGCCCTGTTTGTCTACCTCGCGCGCGGCAATGTCGCGCGCCTTCTCCGGAGCAACGAAGCATGAACACCCTTCGTTTCAACAGTCGCGGCGCCGAAGTCGGCGTGCTGCAGCAACGGCTCGTGCGCGCCGGCTATCCGATCGACGTCACGCATCTCTATGACGAAGAGACCGAGCAGGCCGTGAAGGCGTTGCAGGCAGCGGCCGGAATCGTCGTCGACGGAATCGCCGGCCCGAACACCTATGCCGTGTTGTCGGCCGGCCAGCGCGACCGCAAGCACTTGACCGAAGCGGACATCGCCCGCGCCGCGGACAAGCTCGGTGTCTCGCCGGCGTGCGTGCGCGCCGTCAACGAAGTCGAGTCACGCGGCTCGGGCTTTCTGGCAGACGGCCGGCCCGTGATTCTCTTCGAGCGGCACGTGATGTACAACCGCCTCGTCGCGGCGAAGCGTGCCGTCGACGCAGCGAGCGCAGCGCAGCGCTTTCCGAACGTCGTCAGCGCGAAGCCGGGCGGATACCAGGGCGGCGCAGCCGAATATGTGCGACTCGACACCGCCGCGCGCATCGATGCGGCGATCGCGTACGAATCGGCGAGCTGGGGCGCATTTCAGGTGATGGGCTATCACTGGGAACGCCTGGGCTACTCGAGCATCGACGAGTTCGTTGCCCGGATGGAGACGAGCGAAGGCGAACAGCTCGACGCGTTTGTGCGGTTCGTCGCCGCCGACTCGTCGCTGCGCACGGCGCTGAAGAACCGGAAGTGGGCGACATTCGCGAAGGGCTACAACGGCCCGGACTATGCGCGCAACCTCTACGACGCGAAGCTCGCCCAGGCATACGAACGGTATGCCGGCACGAAGGCGGCCGCGTGACCATGCCGAGCCTTCGCTTCTGGCTGGCGCTCGCCACGCTCATCGCGGCGATCGCCGGCGCGCAATATGTGCGCGCGCTGCAGGTACGGCTCGCCACGGCGCAGGATGCCGCCCGGCAGGCGAAACAGGGCATCGATGCGCGCGACGCCATCATCGGCCGGCTGCTCACCGATGTCCGTGAGAAGGACGAGCAGCGCGCGCAGCTTGACCGCACGCGCGGCGCTGTCGACGCCACGCTTGCCGCGTATCAATCGCAACTCCGGAGACTCATCGATGAGAACGAAGCCGTCCGCGCGTGGGCTGTTACTCGCCTGCCTGACGATGTTGTGCGCCTGCACAGCAGCCCCGCGCTTACCGGCGCCGACGATTACGCTCAACGCGTGCGCGGCGGTGACGCGTTGCACTCTGCCGGCGGCACACCCACAGACGAACGGTGATCTGAGCGACGCACTGACCGCCGCGCGGGCAGCATGGGCGCGCTGTGCCGCCGAAGTCGACATGATTGCCGCCTGCCAGGCGAAGACACACGCCCCCGCCCATGATTAAACCGACCAGCCTACGTGCCGCACTCGTCTCCGCGCTCCCGCAGCTCTCCGCGGCGCCCGACCAGCTCTCCGTTTTCATCAATGACGGCCACATCGTCGCGACCGGCACGCGCACGCCGTCGTTCGAATACCGGTACGAGTGCGAGATCCTGATCCGCGAGTTCATCGGCAGCGCCGACGATGTGATGATTGCCGTCGTTGAATGGGCGCGCGCGAACCAGCCCGACCTCGTGACGAACGCCGACCAGCGCCGCGACGGGATGACGTTTATCGCCGACATCCTCGCGAACGACGCGGTCGACCTCTCGATCAAGCTGAAGCTGACCGAAAGCGTTGTGGTCGGAACGGACGACGCCGGCCACCGCACGGTCGAACACGTCGACGACGCGGCCGAGCATTGGGTGGCGTGATGGATGACGATCTGCGTGCGCTCGAAAAGTGGGCCGGCGGGCTGCTTGCGAAACTGGCGCCGGCAGCTCGCCGGCGACTATTCCGCGAGCTGGGGCGAGACATGCGCCGCGCGCAGCAGGCACGCGTTGCCGCGCAGCAAAACCCGGACGGCAGCGCCTATGTGCCGCGCAAGATCAAGAAAGGCGGCAAGGGATTGCGCGCCAAGGCCGGGCGCATCAAGCGGCAGGCGATGTTCCGCAAGCTGCGTACCGCCCGCTATCTAAGGATCGATGTCGACGACACCGGGCTTGCGATCGGGTTCGACGATCGCCTGTCGCGCATCGTGCGCGTTCACCAGGAAGGCCAGAAGGCCCCTGTCGAGCCGGGCGGCCCGCTCGCGCAGTATCCGGTTCGCGTCGTGCTCGGCTTCAGCTCAGTCGATCGCGAACTCGTGCGCGACCGGCTGCTACGCTACCTGAACCGCTGATTCGTTCACGGCCGCCAGGCGCATCGACGCGATCGCGTGATACGCGTGGCTCGTCTCACATCCAATCCACTGCAGGCCGGCTTCGCGCGCGGCGACCAGGAACGTCCCGGAGCCGGCGAACAGGTCGCACACGACGCCGCCATCGGGCACCAGACGAACCACGTCGCGCGCCAGCTCGATCGGCTTCTCCGTGACGTGTTGCTTCGGCAGCGCCAGGCGCGTCGGAAACACGCCAGGCAGGTACACGTCGCTTTCGTTCATCGGCCCGCGGCTGGCCCATACGATGAATTCGGCCTGTTGCGCGAACCCACCTCGACGCGGCCGCGTACGACCCAGCGTCTTGTCCCATACAGCGATGCCGCGCAGCGTCAGGCCGGCCGCCTGCACCACGTCCGTCAACGTCGCGAGCTGGCGCCAGTCGATGAAGCAAACGAGCAGCGCGCCGGGTTTCATCGCACGGCGGCATTCGGTCAGCCAGGCGTGGCACCAGAACGCCCACGCGCGTTGGTCCATGTTGTCGCCTTCGAAGTCTGTATAGACCGCCTTCGTGTCGCTGTTGATGTACTTCTGGCTCGGCGCGCGCGTTCGCGCGGACAGGTGCAGGCCGCCCGACGCGTATGGCGGATCGGTAAACACCAGGTCGACGGACTGATCCGGCAGCGTGCGCGCCAACGCGAGTGCGTCGACGCGATGGAGCTGGTTGAGCATCGGGGTAATGTCGGCCGCGGGCGCGGCGTCGGAAATGTGAATCGTCATGGTTCAGGGGCAGCGTGAAAGGGGTACGCGCGACGTGTACAAGGTGCGTCAACGAGCGTGTAATACCGATTGTCGACGCACGTTTGCTCGCGCGCGCGACGAGCATGCTGTACCCACGAGCACGACATTTGCCTTCGCTCGCGTCACGCGCGGGCGGCCGGCAACATGGTCGGCATGGATGCGAATGAAATTCAACGTCAGGCACGCAACGCCGTGCGCAAGGGCTCGATTCTCGATGTCGACCACGGCGCCGGCCTCTGCCGCGTCGCGGTCGGCGAGTCCGACGACGACGGCCTGCAAACCAACTGGATTCCCTGGCTCACGCCGGCAGCCGGCGGCACGCGTGAATGGCTACCGCCGACGAAAGGCGAGCAGGTCGTGCTGCTCGGTCCGATGGGCGACCTCGCGCAAGCGGTCGCGCTGCGCGGCATCTACTCGGACGACGCGCCCGCGCCGGACAATTCCCCGAACACCCACACCCGCGTCTATCCGGACGGCGCACGCATTTGCTACGACCATGCGGCGCACACGCTGACAGCTGAGCTGCCGGACGGCGCAACCGTGCGCGTCGTCGCACCGGGCGCCGTCGTCGTGCAGACGAAGGCCGCGACGGTGCAAGCTGAACACATCCTGCTCGACGGCGATGCGACCGTGACGAAATCGCTCACCGTGAAAGGCCCGTTCGCCTTCGAATCCGGCATGACCGGCAAGGGCGGTGACGGCGATGCCGTGATGAAGATCGACGGCCGCGCCGACTTCACGGGCGACGTGACCGCAGGCGGCGTCAGCCTCATCGAGCACCCGCACCAGGCGCAGGGCGAATTCGCGCGCACCTCGAAACCAATTCGGAGCGGCGCATGAAGGGCATGAACGCTGTCACCGGTCGCGCGATTTCAGGCGTCGACCACCTGTCGCAGTCGGCCGGCCGGATTCTGTCGACCCCGCTCGGCTCATGCATCCAGCGCCGTTCGTTCGGTTCGGAATTGCCCGACCTGATCGACGCGCCGACCAATGACGCGACGCGCATTCGCCTTTATGCGGCCGCCGCGACCGCGCTGATGCGTTGGGAACCGCGGCTGACGGTCACCCGCGTGCAGCTCGTGGCCGATGCTGACGCAGCATTCGCCGGCGAGCAGCTCATCGACATCGAAGGATGGACCGACGAGCGCGACGAACCCGTATCGCTGCGCGTGCCCGTGTCGAACGGAGTCGCGGCATGAGAACGACACCGATCGACCTGTCGCAACTGCCGGCACCCGATATCGTCGACCCGCTCGACTTCGAATCTGTGTTCACGGAACGCAAAGCGCGACTCGTTTCCTTGTATCCGGCGGATCAGCGCGCCGAGATCGCGGCCACACTCGCGCTCGAATCCGAACCGCTGACCCGTTCGTTGCAGGAGAACGCGTATCGCGAAGTGCTGCTGCGCCAGCTCATCAATGACAAGGCGCGCGGCATCCTGCTCGCGTACGCACGCGGCACGACGCTCGAACACATCGCGGCCCTGTTCGATGTTGAACGTCTTGTCGTATCCGCCGGCGACCCTGAAAACGGCATCGATCCAGTCTACGAAGATGACGACAGCCTGCGCGAGCGCGTGCAGCTCGCGCCGCGTGGCTTTTCCGTCGCCGGTCCTGAAGAGGCGTACGTGTTCCATGCGCGTTCGGCCGATGGCCGTGTGCTCTCCGCCGCCGCGTTCAGCCCGGAGCCGTGCGTGATGGTCGTCACGATCCTGTCGCGCGAAGGCGACGGGACCGCCAGCGACGAGCTGATCGAGATCGTAAAGAAGAACCTGGAAGGCAAGCGGCCGCAGACCGACGAAGTGATCGTGCAGAGCGCGAAGATCGTGCGCTACGCGATCCGCTCGACGCTGCGCTTCTTCTCCGGCCCGGATCGCGCCGTGGCGCTCGCTGAAGCGAAGAGGCGCACGGCGAAGTTCGCAGCCGACATGCACCGCATCGGCATGGAAGTGACCGTTGACGGCCTGCATGCTGCGATGCGCGTGGCGGGCGTGCAGAAGGTATTGCTCGAGTCGCCAGCCGGCGGCGTCGTCGTGACGGGCGAACAGGCGGCGTACTGCACGGGAATCGAGCTGATCGACGGCGGGGTCGCGGATGAATAAGCCGATGCCCTCGTTGTTGCCGCCGAACGCGACCGTGCTCGAACGGCGCCTGGCCGAGACCAACGCGCGAATCAGCGACATTCCGGTCGACATCGGCACGCTGATGGACCCAGACGCGATCCCGCTCGCATTCCTGCCGTGGCTCGCCTGGCATGTCGGCGTCGAGACCTGGAAAGACTACTGGCCCGAACAGGTCAAGCGCGCGCGCGTGAAAACCGCGATCCGCATTGCGCGGATCAAGGGCACGGCCGAAGCCGTGCGCCAGGTCTGCGCGTCGTTCGGCGCGAACGTGGCGATGCGCGAATGGTTTGAGATGACCCCGCGTGGCAAGCCCGGCACGTTCGAAATCGTGCTGACGGTCGGCAGCCGCGAGGGCGTGCCTGTGACCGCCGAGTACGTCGGCGACATCCGTGTCGAAGTCGATCGAGCGAAGCGCGGTACCGCGCACTACGTCTTCAAGCAGGGCTACAGCGCGACCGGCACGCAGCCTGTCGGTGCTGGTGCTCGTGCCGCTGTCTATTACCGCCTGTCCCTCTCGGATATCTGAAGCATGGCTGGAAATCTGATCCACATCACGGACGCCGGCCGCGCTGCGCTCGTCGCAGCGGGCAACACTGGCACCGTCGCACGCCGAGTCGTCGAAATCGGTCTCGGCACGGCTGCGTTCACGTTCGACAAGGGTATGAAGACCCTGCCGAACGAACGCAAGCGCGTCACCACGTTCGGCGGCGAAAACGTCGCGCCCGACACCGTGCACGTCGTCATCCAGGACGATTCGAACGACCAGTATTCGTTGTACGCATACGGCCTGTACCTGGACAACGGCATACTGTTCGGCGTGTATGTGCAGGACACGCCGATCCTCGAAAAATCGCCGGCCGCCATGTTGCTGCTCGCGAGCGACATCGTGTTCGCGTCGATCGACGCCGCGCAGCTCCAGTTCGGCCCCGCGACGTTCCTGAATCCGCCCGCGACGCCCGAACGTAAGGGTGTCGCCGAACTGGCGACGCAGGCCGAAGTCGACGCAGGTATCGACGACACGCGCATCGTCACACCGAAGGGCGCAGCGATGCGCTACATGCCATTCACCGGCGGCCGCTTCACCGGACCGATCAAGATCGCGAAGGGTACCGGCGCTATCCCTGATGACGGCTCCAGCGTCCTGCAAGCGATTGGCGATTCGCGCACGACCGGCAAATCGTTCTTCGGTACGGGCACGACGGCGGGCCGCGCCTATGCAGATGCGGATCGCTTCTACGTGACTGCCGACGGCGATGTGCAGATGGGTTCGCGCGGTGCCGCCGGAAATCTATCGCTGACTGCGGGAAATATCGTCCGCGCCGTGCTGACGAAAGACGGTCACGTGCTCGTCGGCAAGAATCAGCGTGACGACGGCGAGACGACGATGCAGGTTACGCCCGAATCACCAGAAGGGTACGCCTTGGCGATTCACCGCGCCGGCGTGAACTATCCGCAATCGATCAAGATCGGGGCATCGCCGAGCGCGACGGCGCGCAATGAGAACTGGATCGAATCCTTTTCGTCGCTGGATAACGCAAAGCCGCTGGTACTGAGTGCCACGACCACTGCCGACAACACCGCACCGGTTCGTGGCGCGGTCGCAATCTGGATGCGCATCCTCGGTGAAACGAAGGCGTGTTTGTCACAGACTGGCCGGTTCCTGCTCGGTGTTGGAACGAGCGAAACCGGGCCGGCACTGTTGCAAGTAGGCGGTGCCGGACGCTTCGCCGGACCGATCTATCGCGGAAGCACGGATTCGATGCTCATCGGCTCTAGTGACAGCGCTGGAATCCAGAACGCGGGCACTGGCGTCGACGCGTCGATCAACAACGCACGGTTCAGCGCCGACGCGATCGGCCCCGCTATCAACCTCGGGAAGTCGCGCGGAACGACCGTAGGTGCCCAAGCGGCGGTAAAGGGTGATGATGTGCTGGGGTCCGTCTATTTCTGTGGTTCGGACGGAAGCAAGACGTTGATGGGCGTCGCGATCCTCGCTGCGGCCTCGTCCGACTTCACACCAACCTCACACGCGGCGCGACTCGATTTCCATACGGTCGCTACCGGAGCAACCCGTTCGAGCCTGCGCATGCGGATTACCGCTGACGGGCGCGTGCTGTTTGGCACGGCGGACGACAACAGCCAGGACATGATCCAGGCACGCGGCTCGATCTATTCGAGCGGTGGTGTACGAAGCGCAGGGTACGACTCGGGCGGCGCCGGCGCGCAATTCCGCGCGATTAGCACTGACTACGGCGTCATGCTGCGGAACGACAACAAGAGCGCATGGCTTTTGTCGACGAAGAAGGGCGACGCTTACGGAACGTATAACGACTACCGACCATTTTCATGGGCGCTCGACACGGGGGCAGTTCGTATCGACGGATCGGGCGCCGGCACGTCGTTCGGCGGCAATGCGGACGTTTCTGGCGAGTTGTCGGTCGGTCGCGCTGCCGCTGAAGCACGTCTGCGCCTCGGCCCCATCGACGGATACCTCTACGCCGACGCGCAGTCGTTCGGCTGGTATGCCGGCAAGCTGGGTTCGTTCCACTATTTCACGGGTGATCGTACGTTCCGCGTCGACGGCAAGCCTGTGTGGCACTCCGGAAACGTCACACCACTCGATCGTGTCACCGGTGGAACGATGGAAGGCGACCTCGCGTTCGCGCCCGGTAAGCGGGTGATTCTTGCGGAAGGCGGCCTTTCCAATCCATCGCTCACATTCGCGAACGATGGTGTTTCGGACACCGGGCTTTATCACTCCGGAGACGGCCTCTTCGGGGTTGTCTGCAACTCGCGTTCCGTCGTGCGCTTCACGCCGGGGTTCGCCGAATTCGATCAAATCGTGAAAGGCCCGACGCCGCCGACGGGTGATCGCTCGACGCGGCTTGCCACGACGGAATGGGTGTTGTCCGCCATGTCGACAACCACCGTCGGGCAGATTGTGTTCGAGCCGCGGACGACGGCGCGCGCTGGCTTTCTGAAAGCGAACGGTGCGGTGCTCAACCGCGCCGACTATCCAGCGCTGTGGGCCTATGCGCAGGCGAGCGGTGCGCTCGTGTCGGACGCCGAATGGTTGAACGGTCGCTGGGGGTGCTTTTCGAGCGGCGATGGTGCCGCGACGTTTCGCGTACCCGAGATGCGCGGTGAGTTCATTCGCTGTTGGGCCGACGGCCGCAACGACATCGACGCCCAGCGCGCGATCGGCTCATACCAGGGCGACCAGAACCGCTCGCACGCGCACGGCGCCAGCGCCAGCGAAGTCGGCGACCACGTGCACTCCGCCTGGACTGACGCGCAAGGGCAACACAACCACCCGCTCCACGACCCCGGCCACGCACACGGCGTGCGGATGGGCCGCGTCGGCATCGTCGCCACGTCTTACGGACAAGGCTGGGGACCGTACAACTGGGACCGCCAAGACATGCACGGCACCGAAGGCGCCGGCACCGGGATCTGGCTCGACGACGCTGGCAACCACGGCCACAACGTCGGCATCGGGGGCGCCGGCCGTCACAGTCACGGCATCAATGTCAACGCGGACGGTGGCAACGAAGCGCGGCCGCGCAACGTCGCGCTGCTCGCCATGATCCGCGCCTACTAACTCACGGACCTCGAAACATGCTGATTCACCACTACAGCCCGTCGACCGGCGAATATTTGAGCAGCAGCCAGCCCGACGCCGATCCGCGCAACGATGGCCGCTGGCTCATTCCCGCGTCTGCCACGCTCGACGCACCTCCACCGCGCACCCCGACGACTTGGCCGTTCTATCGTGATGGCGCATGGTTCCTGCTGCCCGACTTCCGCGGCCGTGTCTGCTATCGAACGGACACGGGAGAGCCCGTCGAAATCGCGATCGCAGGCAAAACGCCCGATGACCTCGGCCTCACGACGGAGCCGCAGCCGTCGCCGCGCCACGCGTGGATTGACGGCGCATGGACGGTCCCGCCCGAACTGCTCGCGCGCGAGAAGCGCGACGCCGCGATGGCCGAGTTCGAACGATTGATGAACATCGCCCGCCGCGCGAACGCAGGTAAAGCCGATGCGTATGCCGCCGGCCTGCTCGACGACGAGGGCGTCTACTACTTCAAAGCCTGGTCCGCGTACCAGATGGCGCTCGTGTCGGCAATCAACGCTGACACGTTTCCGGATGCCGTAGCTTGGCCCGAGACACCCGCGCCATACGTTGCGCCGGCCGAGCCGGCCGAACCGGGGAAGTCTGCTCCCGTCGCGACCACCTGACAACGGGCGTTCCCGTTTCCTCTCACCTGTATCCACATAGGAGCTGCACACCATGCCGCAGGATTACCACCACGGCGTACGCGTCATCGAAATCAACGAAGGCGGCCGACCGATTCGCACGGTCTCCACGGCCGTGCTCGGCATCGTCTGCACCGGCGCCGACGCCGACCCCACGACATTCCCGCTCGACACGCCGGTGCTGCTGACGAACGTCATCGCCGCACTCGGCCGCGCCGGCACGAAAGGCACGCTGCGCCGCACGCTCGACGCTATCGGCAAGCAGACGAAGCCCGTTACGATCGTCGTGCGCGTCGCCGAAGGCAAGGATGCCGACGAGACGACCTCGAACGTCGTCGGCACGGTCACGCCGGACGGCAAATACACCGGCATGAAGGCGCTGCTGGCCGCGCAGGCAAAGCTCGGCGTGAAGCCCCGCATCCTGGCCGCTCCCGGCCTGGACACACAGCCCGTCGCCGCGGCATTCGCGACGGTCGCGCAATCGCTGCGCGCGTTCGCCTACGTGGCCGCACACGGCTGCAAGACGAAGGAAGAGGCGGTCGCGTACCGCAAGCAGTTCGGCCAACGCGAAATCATGGTGATCTGGCCGGACTGGCTCGGCTGGGACGACGTGACGAGCTCGACCGTCACCATCCCGGCGCCGGCGATCGCCGCGGGCCTGCGCGCGAAGATCGACAACGACATCGGCTGGCATAAGACGCTGTCGAACGTCGTCGTCAACGGCGTGACTGGCATCAGCGCGGACGTGTCGTGGGATCTTCAAGACCCGGCGACCGACGCCGGCTATCTGAACGAGAACCAGGTCACGACGCTCGTGAACCGGAACGGCTTCCGCTTCTGGGGCTCGCGCACCTGCGACGCGGACGGCAAGTTCTTCTTCGAGAACTACACGCGCTCCGCGCAGGTGATCGCCGATACCGTCGCGGAAGCACAGATGGGCGTCGTCGACGGGCCGCTCAATCCGTCGCTCGCGCGCGACATCATCGAAAACATCAACGCCTGGTATCGCGGCCGAATTTCGAACGGCTATTTGATCGGCGGCGGAGCCTGGTACGACCCGGAGCCGAACACGACCGACGAGCTGGCGTCGGGTGGCATGTATATCGACTACGACTACACGCCCGTGCCGCCGCTCGAAAACCTCAAGCTGCGCCAGCGCATCACCGATCGCTATCTCGCCGATTTCGCCTCGCGCGTGTCGGCCTAACCAGGAGTCACACACATGGGTATGCCCCGCAAGCTGAAAGGCTTCAACCTGTTTCACAACGGCACCAACTTCGTCGGCGAGACGAAGGAAATCCAGCTCCCGAAGCTGTCGCGAAAGATGGAGGATTACCAGGGCGGTGGCATGAGCGGCCCGATTCCGATCGACTTCGGGCAGGAAGCGATCCAGCTCGAATGGACGTGCGGCGGCTTTATGGAGGATGTCGTTCGCATGTACGGCATCACCACGCACGATGGCGTGCAACTCCGGTTCTCCGGCGGCTACCAGCGCGAAGATTCGAAGACCTACGATTCCGTCGAAATCGTCGTGCGCGGCCGCCACAAGGAAATCGACATGGGTTCGGGCAAGCCGAAGGAAGACACCGATTTCAAGGTCACGACTGCCGCGAGCTATTACAAGCTGTCCATCAACGGCCAGGAGCTGATCGAGATGGATTTCATCAACATGATCGAGCGCATCAACGGCAACGATCTGCTTGCCGGTCTGCGCCAAGCGATCGGCCTGTAACACGTAGCCCGCGCGTGCCGCGGGCCTCTCTCCCTTAGATCATCATCAGGACACGCAACATGACGAAACTCGACACCAACAACACGCCGGGCGCCGGCGGCGCAATGCTCGATTCGATCGCAGCGAACACGCACACGTTCGACACGCCGATCGTGCGCGGCGAACAGACCATCACACACGTGACGCTCGCGAAGCCGTCCGCCGGCGCACTGCGCGGCACGTCGCTCGCTGCGCTCGTGAATCTCGACGTGGATGCGCTGCGCAAGGTACTGCCGCGCATCAGCACGCCGACGCTGACCGAGATGGATGTCACGTTGATGGACCCGGCCGACCTCGTGGCACTGGGGGGTATCTTCGCCGGTTTTTTGATGCCGAAGGCGCTGAAAGCGAGCATGGAATCCCAGACCGCGTAGAGGACGCGATGGCCGATGTCGCGACGGTGTTCGGTTGGACACCTCGCGACATGGACGGCTACTCCCTTTCTGAGCTGATGGATTGGCGCGAGCGCGCCCGGATACGTAGCGGACACGAGTAACGATGGACAACGCCCTGAAACTGCGCGTCATGTTCGACATGGTCGACAACTGGACGAAGCCCCTGCGAAACATGCTGAACAGCAACAAGGGACTCGCGCAGTCGTTGAAAGCGACGCGCGGCGAGCTCGCCGAGCTCGGCAAGCAGCAGAAGGCCGTCGCTTCGTTCCGTGAGATGCGCGCCGGGCTCGCCGACACCACGAAGAAGCTCGGTGCGGCGCAATCCAACGTGAAGACGCTCGCCGGCTCCCTGCACGCGTTCGGCCCGCCGACCCGGAAAATGGTCGACGACCTGGCGCGCGCGCGTCAGGCGGCCTCACGGCTTCGCGCGGAGCAGAAGAAACAGACGGCCGCCGTCGACGAGATGCGCGGCCGCCTGTCGCAGGCCGGCATCGAGACACGCAATCTCGCGCAGCACGAGCGCACGCTGCGCACGAACATCGCGTCAACGACGGCCACGATGCAGGCGCAGACGCGCCAGCTGGAAGCCCTGTCGGAACGTGAGAAGAAGCTCGCCGCGGCGCGCGGCAAGATGCAAGCGATGCAGGGCGTCGCCGGCGGTATGGCGATCGGCGGCTACGCCGCCCGCTCGAGCGGCATGCGTGTGCTCGGCGGCCTGGGTGGCACGCTCGATGAAGCGAAGAAGATGACGAACGAGCGCGCGCGTATTACGGCGCTCGGCCTCGGCGACCAGGCGACGCAGGACGCCGAGAAATACGTGCGCGCGATGAACATGATGGGCGTCAGCACGTCCGACAACATGACGCTGATGCGCGACGCGCTGTCGATCTTCGCGGACGAGCATCACGCGCAGATGGTCATGCCGACGCTCGCGAAGATGAAGTTCGCTAACGAAGCACTGTTCGGCGCCGAAGATGCACACGCGAACGAAGAGAAGTTCATGAACATGCTGAAGGTGATCGAGCTGCGCGGCGGCACGAAAGACGAAGCCACGTTTAAGAACGAAGCGAACATGGTGCAGAAGGTGCTGTCGGCGACCGGCGGTCGCGTCGGCGGCGACGAGTGGCGCAACTTCATCCAAACCGGCGGCGTCGCCGCGAAGCAGATGCGCCAGGACGCGTTCTATTACCAGATGGAACCGCTGATTCAGGAAATGGGCGGCCACGGCGTCGGCACGGGCCTCATGTCCGCGTACAGCAACGTCTACCAGGGCAAGACCACCGTGCGCGCGGCGCAGGAGATGATGAATCTCGGCCTGGTCGACAAGAAGAACGTCGAATACAACAAGATCGGGATGATTAAACGAATCAAGCCGGGCGCACTGCTCGGCGGCGATCTGTTCAAGGCGTCGCCGCTCGAATGGCTGGAAAAGGTGCTGCTTCCGCAGATGGCCAAGAAGGGCATCACCGATCCGGACAAGGTGAAGGACATGATTTCGACGATCTTCACCAACCGGACGGCCGCGAACCTGTTCTCGACCATGTACATGCAGCGGGAGCAGATACACAAGAGCGAAAAGCTCAACCGCGGCGCATACGGTATCGACGAAGCGGCGCAGCTCGGTGCGCAGCAAACCCAAGGCAAGGAAAACGACCTGCTCGCGAAGGGCCGCGACCTGCGCCGCGAGATCGGCGAGCGCATTGCCCCGCTGTACAACGCGGCGCTCGACAAGACCCGCGAGATTCTCGGCAGCCTCATCGATATGATCCAGCGCCACGGCGCAGCGGCGAAGGTCATTCTGTCCGTGCTCGCCGCGTTCGCCGCACTGCTCGTCGTGATGGGAACGTTCACGATCGTGCTCGCTGGCATCCTCGGGCCGCTCGCGATCGTGCGTTTCAGCATGGCGACGCTCGGCATCCAGGGCGGCTTCCTTGCGCGCACGCTCGGCGCGAGCGCGGCCGGCTTCGGCCGGTTGTCGGGCGCCGCGTCGCGGTTCTCGGTCGTCGGTAACGCAGCGCGCGGAACCGCCGCCCGCATGCGCTCGGCGCTAACGGCCGCTTGGTCGGCTTCGTCCCCGCGCGCGGCTTGGACGACGTTGCGCGGTTACGCGCGCACGCTGCGCGAAGGCATTCCGGCCGCCGGCCGCGCGGCTGTGTCGACCGTCGCACGGTGGGGCCGCACGGCGGCCTCCTCGATGAAAAGCGGGCTGCTAGCGGCACGGCAATACACGGCGCAGGTGTGGCGCGCTGTCGCCGCACAGGCGGCCGCGTCGCGCGCGTCCGTCGCCTCACGCTGGACCGCCGCCCAACAGTACGCCGGCAACCGCGGCGTCGCCGGGATGTCGGTCGACGCGCTCAAGGGTGCGGGCGGGCTCATCAAGGGTGGGGCGGTCGGCGCAATCAACGGTGTCGGCGCCGCGCTCGGCGGGCTCGCGCAAACGCTGATGTTCGTCGGCCGTGTCGCGCTCATGAACCCGGTTGGCCTCGTCATCACCGGGATCGCGCTGGCCGCGCTGCTGATCGTTCGATACTGGGAGCCGATCAAGGCGTTCTTTGCCGGCTTCTGGCAAGGCTTGACCGAAGGTCTGCGGCCGCTCGCACCGATTTTCAGCCGTGTATTCGGCGTGCTCGGCGCCATGTTCGAGCCGCTGAAACCCGCGTTCGCCTGGCTGATGGATGCGGTCAAGGGCGTGTGGGACTGGATTTCTCGTCTCCTGGGACCAGTCGATGCGAGCAAGGAAAGTCTCGACAAAGCCAGCAATGCCGGCCGGGGCTTCGGCGAATGGCTGGCCAATCTTGTTGTCGTTGCGGCGAATGCTGCAGCACGCTTTACCGAGTTCGGCGCCAACCTGATGTCGGGCCTGGTCAACGGCATCACAAACGGCATGGGCGCCGTGAAGAACGCTATCACGAACGTCGCGAGCTCGACCGTCGGGTGGTTCAAGGAAAAGCTCGGCATCCATAGCCCGAGCCGCGTCTTCGCCCAGCTGGGCGGCTTCGTAGGTGAAGGTGCGGCCCTCGGCATGTCCGGCGAGCAGCGCAGCGTCGCGCGCGCGGCGCTCGGCCTCGCGACAGCCGCCGTCGCGGGGTTCGGGACGCCCGCGCTGTCGACGGCCGCGCCGATCGTGCATGCGCCCGTGCCGATCGATCGCCGCCCACCGATCGCGGCCGCCGGTCCGATCGCAGCATCGGCTGGCTCGGCGTCCGCACCGGCGTCGATCGTCATCAACATCTACCCGCAGGCCGGCGACGATCCGCGCGCCATCGCGCGCGCCGTGGCCGCCGAGCTGGACCGTCGCGAACGCGCGCAGCATGCGCGCGCCGGTTCGCGCCTCTCCGACTGACATTTAGGGAGAATCCGACTCATGCTGTTATCGCTGGATCAATTCGTGTTCAGCCTGACCACCGCCCCCTTCCACGAGCTGAAGCGGCGCCGGAACTGGAAACATCCGAAGAAGTCGCGCATCGGCGCGCGCGATGCGCGCCAGTACACCGGCCAGGGCGACGATGTCATCACGCTCGACGGCCTCATCGCGCCGGATCAAATAGGGACGAGCGCGTCGATCGAGCAGCTCGTCCAGATGGCGAACGTAGGCGAAGCGTACGTGTTGGTCGACGGTCTCGGGACCGTCTACGGCGCGTACCTCATCGTGGGCCTCGACGAGACACGGCGCTACTTCACTCGCGAGGGCTCCGCGCGCCGGATCGAATTCACGTTGACGCTCGAATGCGTCGACGACGACGCGCTGCGCATCGAGCAGGATGCGACGCTGGCCGACGAGTCGGACGCCGATGCTGAAGCGGAGACACCTGCATGACAACGCGCGCGATCGAACATTCGGACACCGCCGTGCGACGCATCGAGCGCGTTGAGCCGATGGCGGACTACCGCATCACGCTCGGCGGCCGCGACATCTCGCGGCGGTTCCTGCCGCGGCTCGAATCACTCACCCTCACGGAATCTCGCTCCGACGACGCCGATACTGTCGACCTGGTGCTCGACGATTCTCGCGGCGACCTGGCGCTGCCGAAGCGCGGCGACGAAATCAAGGTGTCGATCGGCTGGGCCGGCGAGCAGCTCGTCGACAAGGGCACGTTCGTCGTGACGGAGTTCGAACATAACGGCGCGCCCGATACGCTGATCGTGCGTGCGCGCTCGGCCTCGATGTCGAACGGCATGCAGGAGCGGCGCGAGAAGAGCTGGCACAAGCAGACGATCGGCTCGATCGTTCGCGCGATCGCCGCCCGCTACAAGCTGACGCCCGCCGTCGCTGATGCCTTGGCAAAGATCGTCATCGCGCACATCGACCAGACACACGAAAGCGACATGTCGTTTCTGACGCGCCTGGCGAAGCGCTACGACGCCGTGATGAATGTCAAGGATTTGCGGCTGCTGTTCACGCCGATTGGCACCGGCAAGACCGTCAGCGGGAAGTCGTTCCAGGTGTTGAATCTGACGCGCGCGAGCGGCGACGAGCATGCGTATCACGTATCCGAACGTGAGAACTACTCGGCCGTGCGCGCGCACTACCATTCGAACGGCAAGGCGAAGCGGAAATCGGTGATTGTGGGCGGGGAGAACAACAAGAACGTGAAGGTGCTTCCGGAGGACTACGCGACGGAAGGCGAAGCGCGAGCTGCGGCGCAGGCCGAGTTCAAGCGCATGCAGCGCAGCCAGGCGACGATGCGGTATTCGCTCGCGCGTGGCCGCGCAGATCTGTTCCCCGAAATGCCGGTCACGCTGTCGGGCTTCAAGCCCGAAATCGACGAGACGGCGTGGCTTGTGAAAAAGGCAACGCACACAATCGATGGGGACGGCGGATTCACGACCGCGCTCGACCTCGAAATGCGCGATGATCCGACGACCGATCGGCACCGGTCGCACTTCAGCAAGCCAAGATAAAAGCCCGAACAATCGGGAGTCAAAGCGTCGATCGTGTTAGCGGGCAGGGTTCCAGCATTCCACCTTATGGCGCTGAAGGAAATCAGCGTAGCGAACCGCGTTGGTAGTAAAGAACGGGCTCTGCGCAACGAGCTTGTCACCACGTCGCTCGAACAGTATCTGGAGCTCTATCGGCTGGCCTGTATCAACACGTCTCAGCGTCGGATAGTATCGGACGTCGAAGTATGGTGTGTCGCTCTTGCTGTCGTAAGCCGACTCGGCGCCATCGAGAGAAGTGAAACCTCTTGCGCACGTGCGCATGAAATCAAACAACGTTTGGCCGTTAGCGAGCTTGATCTGCTTTGCGAAATACAAGCCGTGAACAAACTGTTCACGGCGCATTGCAACCGTATCTGCGTCGTCCGCCTCGTCCTGTACAGGGTGGTACTTGATTTTCGCGATATCAGGATAGCGCTTAACGATGTCGCGCTCGAATCGTTTCGGGCCGTAACATTCCGTTTCGTCAAGACACGTTTGGTCGGCGAGATATCGCTTTTCGAAATCGCTTTGGTCCAGTGCGACGGTCGCGACTTTCGGCCAATTCTCTGCATTCAGTGCGCCATCACTTGCGGCCCCGGTAAAGACAGCAGGGAGAGTGGGCACGTTGCCCGATTCCGCGCTCGGCGATTTCTTGGCGTCATCGCCATCGGCGCGAACCGGCTTCATCGATTCTTGCTTCGATACATTTTCCGAAGCGGGTGTAGCGCCCGGCTCGCCCTTGCCCGGCCCCAGGATGATAAACGGAATGATGGATACCACGAAGCCAGCCAGTGCTGCAGCAGTATGTGAAATCAGCGGACCCCACCCTTTCGCACGCCAGTGTCTGGCCAATGCCCTCCAGACAGCACACCAAATTGCGACTGCTGCAACCACTAAAACGAATTCTTTCATTGGCCCCCCCGAAAATCTGCTCACGAACGAGCGCTGAGTTAATGCCGGCCATTTGCCGCAAGCGGCTGCCATGCGGCAGCGTGTCCCGGTGTTGCTTCACAACGCTGCCGCAACCCGTCTTGACGCACAATGCTTCCGACCGTGTAACGCGTGCCGCCGTATTCGCAATGGCGCGACGCGTCGGCAGACTGGTTCAGCGCGTAATCAGTCGTGCGATTCATCACGACATACAACGTACCAGCAATCGCCGTAATCGCTATTGCAGCAAGGCAAACAGTCAGCCACGGGAACCGGTTCGGTTGATTTTCTGGAAGTGCCGCCGGTGAGGGGGATGCCGGCGAAAAGGCAGACTCTTTCGGCATTATCGATGGCTCGGCAGATGTCGCCTGCGGCATAGAATCTGGTATCCGCTCTTCAATCACTCGGCGGATGGGTGCTGCAACGGTCGCAGGCGTCGGCAACTGTTCCGTGGTGCCATTGCGTATCCAGCCGTCGAGATACCGCATTACGCGTTCGAACATGTCACGCGGCATCTCGTCCATGCTCTGAAACTTGAATCGTGTCATTAAACGCCGGTACACGATCAGTTTCTCAACACCCGTCTTCGCTTCGAGCTCAAAGACTTTCGCGCCGATCGCGCGTCGCTGACGGTCACTGATGTACCGCTTCGCGTTCTCTCCGTTGTGGAGATGGATGCTGACGTTAGCTTGCGAATTGCTGTTCTTGACATCGCGGCCGGCAACTTGCCCGACCCCACCACTGAACTTCTGATCCATCGTTTTTTTTCTCTCCAACGGCTGGCCCTGCCGTTCCATCATTGCCTATTTAGGTCGGCTCCTTACCGCGCTTTTTCCCCGGTCGCTTCGAACCGACGTTAATGGTGAAGGGGCCCGCAACGTCCCCGCTGACCTGTTGGCCGATGCTTGCGCCACTGAAGTCTTGCCGGTACTTACTGGGTGCTGCCCCCGCCGCAAGCGCAGCAAGCGCCGCAGCGCGCACCACCTCCGGTGCATCGCGGTACCGGCGGAGCAGGTCAGCTTCGTCGGCGGACAAATCGGAACTATTGCGCTGCCCGGTAAGGACGTACAGCACATCTACGCCGTGAGATGCAACAAGTTCCAGATATGCGGCGTCAGGACGGCGCGATCCATTCTCGTAGTTCAGCTGCGCGTCCTTGGACACCCCGCCCAAGGCCGCGAATGCTGTCTGATTCATACCGAGACGTTGGCGCTCCTCTTTGAGCCTTTGCGAAAAAACGGTCAATTGACCACCATATTGATTGACAAGTGGCCAAACGACCACTATTCTGCTGTTGTGCAAGGTTAACGAAGGGAAGTATATCGCCATGCTTCGTAAGAAAGCCCCCATCACGCGCTCGCCGCGCGGCGTGCTATCGAGCAAACCGGTCTACATGCGCCTCATGCCGAATGAGCGAAGGACGCTTGAAGAGCTGTCCGCTGCGCAAAATCGGTCGACGTCCAGCGTCGCGCGTCTGATCTACCTTGAAGGCGTTGAGCGATACCAAGCCAAAGTTATAGATACGGCTACGCAATCGCACGCAAATCCTGTTGAAGAGCGTTGAGCCATGCGAAACCCCGCGCTGATCGAGCCCGCATTGCGCCATGCATTACATGGTCAGAAACGTCACGAAGTGCAAACTGCCCTCGGCTGGGACGACTCCCAGGTAAGCCGCTTCCTAAGCGGTGGACAAGGTGTCGTCATTGACAAGATCGACACGCTCGTAGCGGCTGTCGGCTTCGTTCTCGTGACACGAAAATATCTCGACGCTGTCGCCACACTCGGCGAAGTAGGAGTGCATTGCGAGTGCGCACGCCGAGGTTATGGCGAATGCCGCCCAGGGAGGTCCGGATGCGAATCCTGAACCGCTGCCCGCACTGCCGCACGCGCGCGACCGCTCGCAGTAGCCGCGAAATGTCTGAGACCTTTCGGGAAGTTACTTTCCAGTGCAGCAACGTCGAGTGCGGCCACACCTACATCGTGAACATGGAATTCGCTCGCACCCTGTCGCCATCCGCGACCCCGAATCTGTCGCTAAACCTGCCGCTCTCGCCGAACGTGCGCGAACGCCTCGCGCAGCAGCTCGAGTTGCCCGTCTAGCGCTCTAACCCTTCCCCTGTTGCGCCCTCGCATCGTGCCTATCTGGCGCGAGGGGCTTTTTTTGCCTGAAAAAAGGAGATCAGCATGGCCACCCTCGCTTCCGCCGCCGTCGTGATGCCGTTCGATCCAGCCCGCCTGTCACTCGATAAGCGTCGCGAGTATCTGTGCGCACTGTGGCGCGCCGACATCGACCCGTTCGTCTTCGTCGGCACCGCCCGCCGCCTCGGCTATGTGCTGGGCTGCCATTGGGACGCCGATGCCGGCATGCCCGTCCTGACACCGATCGTCCTGCACTGAGCCGATGCGCGCGCCCCTCAGCGACATCGATCTGCGCGCGGCCTGGCACCGCCTGCACATGGTCGGCGACTTCGACGCGGCAATCCGGCACCGCGCTGTTCGCCTCGTCGTGGAATCCGCGGCGCGCGCGATGCAGGACCGTGAGCAGGCGCGTAAGCGGCGCACTTTCGACATGAAGCGCTGCGCTGCAAACGACTTCGACGAATAACCGTCCGCGCCGGCCGCCGGCGCATTCACCTGGAATCACACCATGAAGCCTTACGTTTTCAGCATCGGCGTGCTGCTGATGCTGTCCTTCTCGCTTACCGGCATCTACTGCGTGGCTGGCGACGTGCTGCGCCTGTTCGACGTTCGCCACGCCCGCCCGATCGCTTTCGCGATCGGCATCGTCGCGATGATCGCGCTCGCCGTTGCGCTGGCTTGGTCCGTTCCGCCGAGGGGGTGATCTGATGACGACCGAACCGACCATCCGCTACGAACTGTTGACGACGGCCGGTCTGCGCACCGTCGCCGGCGATCACGTCGCCATCCCGAACGACGCCGGCGCTGCGTTCGGCATCCACGCCGAGCCGGACATGCGCGACGGCCACCCCGAAAAATGGATCGTTACGCATTTGGCCTCGGGCCTGCGCATCGGTCACGGCGCGACACGCACCGCCGCGCTCGCGAGCGCGACGTCGAACGTCGAACGTAACCGCAATCGCCTGCGCCTCATGCTCGACCAGGCGACAACCTCGCGCTACGAGCTGCAACACGCCGTTCAACGCCTGCAACAGAACCATCACGACATCCTCGGAGGCGCAGCAGCATGACGCGCACGACCACCCCTCAAGACACCGCGCTCGCGGCCGCCATCGCGGCGGCCGCCGACTGCCTGCGCTTCAACCACACGCCCGGCGGCATGCAGCGCGTCGCGACGCTCGCGCTGTTCGTCGCCCTGCTCGCAGATCGGCTCGCGCTCGGTTTCCCCGCGTCGGCCGGCGCGCTCCGCGCGCTCGTTGAAAGCCCCGCGACACCCGGCAACCCTGCCGCCCTCTCACTGCATCACCAGCAACAGCAATAACGATGGCCTCGATCGACGAACTGAAACAACGCATCGACCTGCACGACCTCGCCGACCGCCTCGGCCTGAAACGCGGCCGCGGCGGCGACAAGGCGCTCTACCACTCGCCGCAGCACGACGACAAGAGCCCGTCCCTGTCGATCTACGTGAACCACCCGAAGCACGGCACAGGCTGGCGCGACCACAGCGCCGACGTGGGCGGCTCGTGTATCGATCTGGTCATTCACGCGCGCGGCGGCAGCGTTGCCGACGCCGTGCGCTACCTGCACGACACGTACGGCATTCCGCTCGACCGGCCAGCACCGGCCGAGCGCCGCGAGAAAACGACCGTCGAATACATCGCCGATCGGTGCTTCGCCGAACGCGACCAAGTGCGCGACTACCTCGGCGGCCGCGGCATTTCCGCAGCCGCAATCGACGCGGCGATCGCCGCGCGCTCGCTCGGCTTCAACACCTGGACCAGCTCGAAGGTCGCGGCCGGCGAAGTGGGTCACGGTGGTCCGGCCGCCGCCTTCATCGTGCGTGCGCTCGAAGACAACCGGGTCGTCTCGGTCGATATGCGCTATGTCGATCCCGCGCTCAACGGCGGCAGCAAAACATCCTGCCAAGGCGACCGGTCGGGCTACGGTTGGACCGCCGACGCGCGCAAGCTGATGAAGGCGCAGCGCGTCGTTCTCGTCGAAAGCCCAATCAACGCGCTGTCGATCGACACCTGCGCGATACCCGGCACCGCTGCGCTCGCGCTGCGCGGCCTGGCGAACGTCGACGGTATCGACTTCGCGTTCCTGCGCGGCAAACAGGTCATCGTCTGCCTGGACAACGACGAGCCGTTCGCGGACGGCCATCCACGCGCCGGCCGCCGTCCTGGCCCTGAAGCGGCGTGGGCGCTGTACGAACGCCTCACGGCGCTGAACATCAGCGCGTTGCTCGTCGATCAGTCCGGCTGGCTCGCGGACCTCGCCGACGGCGAGAAGACGGCCAAGCCGATCAACGACGTTAACGACTACCTGCAATTGCGCGGCCCCGCCGAGCTGCAGCGCGCACTCGACCAGCTCGAGCCCTGGTTGATTGCTGGCCTCGCCGGCGACGCCACGCGTCGCGGCCGGCCGCGCATCTTCTTGCCGTCGCACGATTTCGCGCAGTACTGGCGCTTCCGCGTGCGGCCCGACTTCACCAGCTACATCTCGAAGATGGACCGCAACGAGGAAACCGGCGCCGAAACGCCCGTCATGACAGACCTGTGCGGCTTCCGCATCGCCGGCATCAGCCGCGTGTCCGTGGCGAGCGCGACGTCGACGATGACAGGCGACGCCGACCAGGCGCCCACCGTCTACTTCGCCGTGTCCGTCCAGGCGCCCCGCCACGGCGCGCAGCTCGTGCGCCGCGTGATGCTCGACGACCAGCTCCACAATGTCGACCAGTGGGGCAAGTTCGGCCCGATCTGGGCGCCAGCGCCGTTCAAGCGCATGGTCAACATCCTGGAGCGCGGCGCCGACCTCGGCGCGCGCCAGGCGGCGAACTTCGTCGGGCTCGCCTGGCGCGACGGCCGCTTGATCGTCAACGAGGGGCCGGACTGCTACTTCACCGAGGCCGACAAGCAGTGCCCGTATCACAACCTGACGTTCCCGACCGGGCCGGCCAGCGACGCGCGCCGCGTCATCGCCGCGTACCAGGCGACGTTCAAGCAGAACGCCGCGACGATCCCGCTCGTGTGGGCGCTCGGCGGCCACCTGAAGGCGCTGCTCGGGTTCTGGCCGCACATCACCATCCAGGCGAACAAGGGCGCCGGCAAGTCGACGCTCATTAAGCGGCTCGAGCGCTCGCTCGCGTTCACGATGTTTTCCGGGCAGTCGCTGCAGACCGAGTTCCGCCTGCTGACCAGCATCAGCCACACGAGCCACCCGGTCGGATGGGAAGAGCTGTCCGCGCGCCGGCAGGACGTGATCGACAAGGCGGTCGGCCTGCTGCAGGAGAACTACCAGTACACCGTGACACGGCGCGGCACCGACATGACCGAATACCTGCTTTGCGCGCCCGTGATGTTGGCCGGCGAGGATGTGCCGGTGCGCAGCCTGCTCGGCAAGCTCGTGCGCACGACGCTGACCGGCAAGCGCGGCCCGCTGATGCCCGACGAACTGCCGCGCTTCCCGGTGCGGCAGTGGCTCGAATTCCTCGCCAGCCTGGACAAGCGCACCGTGCACGACCACTACGCCACGCTGCGCGACAAGGCGCTTGGGAAATGCATCGCGAGCGGCGAGGACGACGGCGCGAAGCGCATGGCCGGCAACTACGCGGCTGTCGCGCTGGCCTGGCGCTACCTGTGCGAGTTCGCCGGCATGGACCCGAGCGAAGGCGACTTCCCGCGCGACCTGCTCGCCGAGATGAACGGCCACGTCGCCGAGACGAGCGCCGATCGCGAGCCGTGGGTCTGGATCATGGAAACGGTGCTGTCCGAAATCGACGGCGGCAACTACAAGCACCCGTTCACCTTCGATACCGTCGACGGCGAGTTCTGCCTGCTGCTGCGCACCGGCCACGTGATGGACCACATCGCCCACACGAGCGCGCTGCGCGACAAATGGAACGGTCTGCCGGTCAAATCCGATCGCGTGTTCAAGGCACAGCTCAAGCACGCCGGCGTCGTGGTCGGCGAGAAGGAAGTCGAGCGACGCATCTACACCCGCCGCGTGCCGTACCTCACGCCGATTTCGCTCGATCGCCTGGCCGGCTTTGGCCTGCACGTGTCGGTTCGCGAAGACCTCGCGAACGACGCGACCGAACAGCGAGGCCGAGCATGATCGCATCTCAGCCGATGCGGCCGCTGTGCGGCCGTACCCCTTCCCTCCTTCTTTCCGGCCGCGTAGCAGCCCTGTATTCGGGCTTCCGGTGCGTGCGTCGATGCGCGCAGCAATCGGCGCGCGTCACCACGCGGCCGCCGTGCTGTCCGCTTCCCCCCGTCCCCCCCGCAAGTCGAAACGGCCGAGCACCAGCGCGGGCCTTGAAGAAAGGGGGCCGCGCGGGCGGGTTTTTCCACGGGAGACGGGCGGGCAGCGCACGCGAATCGTGGTTTTCGGGGGCGGCGGCTCGTAAGTCTTTGATTGTTGAGAAGAATGCCGCCATGTGTTGCCCTCCATTTACCACTAGTCGGAGCGTTTTTGCCACTAGTCCGGTTTTCGCGCCGGCCGGCGCCGCCCCTTTCTCTCTTCTCTCTAATTCATTGAAAAAGAAGAAGAAAGAATACGCAGAAGGGGCGGAAATTTACCGAAACGCGATGCCCCGAGTCGAGCGAGTTTTGCCACGTGTCACGGACGCTGCCTATTTTTTAGGCCACGAGTCGGAAGGGGGTGCCACGGGTTTTTCATGGCAAATGACGGCAGACAAAACCGTTAAAAATCAGTCAGTTACGCATGAAAAACACGGCGCACCACGAATCCACGAGTTGTGTTGCCCCTCCCCTTGCCGCGTCCTGTTCGGGAGATAGGCCGATGAACACCGTGAACCTCGAACAAGCCGCCGCGCTGCTCGGCGCGCACCCTGAAACGGTGCGCCTGAAAGCGAAGGCCGGCGCGCTGCCTGGTCGGAAGGTCGGCAAGCGCTGGATGTTTTCGACAGTTGCCCTGCAGCGTTACCTCGCCGGAGAATGGATTCCGCGAGTTGTGCAGGGCGATCGTCCCGGAGAAATTGAAAGATGTCGCTCTACAAACGTGAGAGAAGTTCGAAGTGGTATTACAAGCTGTACCCCCCTGGCGGCGGAAAGCCGCTACAGGGCAGCACTGGCACCGACGACAAAGCCAAGGCGCAGGAATTCCACGACCGGCTGAAGGCAAGCCTGTGGGACCAGGCGAAGCTCGGCCACGCGCCGCAGTACACATGGAACGATGCGGTAGTCGCGTACCTGGAGGACCGCGAAGGCATCGCCAGTATCGAGACGACCAAGATTCATCTGCGTTGGCTTCATCCGCACCTCGACGGTGAGCAGCTCGCCAACATCGACCGCGACAAGATCGACGCAATCGAGCGCGCGAAACGAGCCGAACAGGTGATAGTCCGCACGCGCAGCGGCCCGAAGCCGACCGGCAGGACGGTTTCTGCCGCGACCGTACGCCGCGTCGGGGGCGTCATCATTGCGGTGCTGAATCACGCGGCGGAGCGCGGATGGATCGCGCGGGCGCCGGTACGGAAACGGAAGAAGTCGACGGCGAAGCGCATACGCTGGCTCAGCCAGGCAGAGGCTGCTCGGTTACTTGCACAGCTACCGGAACACCTCGCAGCGATGGCGCAGTTCAGCCTGGAAACCGGGCTGCGGCGCGCCAACGTCACAGGCCTACAATGGTCTCAGGTCGACCTTGTGCGCCGCGTCGCCTGGATCCACCCGGACCAGGCGAAGGCACGCAAGGCGATCACCGTGCCGCTGTCTGAAACCGCGATTGCAATACTGCGACAGCAGCTCGCGAAAAAACGGAAGGCCGAGCATGTCGAAAGTGTGTTCGTGTACAAAGGTGCGCCGGTTTACCAGACCACGACGGAGGCGTGGCGGAAGGCGTTGAAGCGGGCTCACATCAAGGATTTCCGCTGGCACGATTTGCGGCACACCTGGGCGAGCTGGCATGTGCAGCGCGGTACACCGCTGCAGGTGCTCAAGGAACTCGGCGGATGGGAAACGATGGAGATGGTGCAACGATACGCGCACCTCTCGGCCGACCATCTCGCGCAGTGGGTGACGCCGCACACGCCCGTCGCGGCGGTAATCCCGATGCCGGCACCAGCGGAACGAGCAGCAATGCGGATGACCGGATAA